TTTCCAACTGTGGTCACCACGGCGAGGCAGATCGGGCACAGTCATGACTTGTGCTGTAGCCGCAAGAAAGATCTCTTCATCGAAGTTCCAATAGGTTGAGGTATCAAACCTTCCCCAATCATCAAACCCCATGACGAGCATGGGATGAGAATTGAGGATGGGGGCTGTCGTCTGGTCCCATCCGGCGGTCATTTGGGCAATATGGTGGGCTGGCTGGTTTTGCCATGTGTCCTTGCTGACGCTGCGATGTCCGACCCCGCGACAGAACCAATGGATGGTGGGCCATGTCGCTCCGCTGTCCTTGTCGGTTCCAACACTGACGATGAACATATTGTGATCGAACACACGCATTTCATCAGGTGAGATTGTGGGCCACTGCCCGGTTTTCATTCCGTTGTCGAATAGTTGGTCGGCTCCCGCGTCGATAAGTTGGGCGACCCAAGGCTCCAACCAAAGAACCTGTGCCTTCGCCATCTCCTTCGCCATCTTCCTGTGGCAGTTTTGAGGCGTTGTGTCGTCATCCCAATTGAACGTGAACATCAGGTCGTCACGGTGAAGGTATTCCTCAATGATCTGATCCTTCGCCGCTATTTGACGCAAGTAGTAGTTGATGGCTTCGGTGTGGGTTGCGTGTGCTAATTCGGCACCCTTTGTCTTAGAAAGGATTGGCATCCCTTCTTCCGTTAACGAGATACCCAAGTTGCGAAGTCCGTCTTTGACGTAACCCCTTAAGCCTTGTCCCCAAAACGGTGAGGTCAATACAGGACCGGCTGGGATGCCTTCAAGCCAGTTGTGGTCTGACGCCATGACTTCCTGAACCACGGGAGACGAATGAACGTCATGCGCGTGTTCATCAGTTATGCCCAACTTTGCTGCGAAGTTGCCGCGAAACCGATCAAAGAATTGGGCCTTGTCAACCAACGCCCCGGATGTCGCCATGTCGATCGCGTCGCCGTTTAGACGAGACAACACTTCGTTGCCTCTGCGGTTTGTGGCAGCATTTTCAACTGCTGCTTGGATCTCGCTGTCAAACGGTGTCTTCGACATTTTGTCTTTGTCTTTGTCTTTTCCGCCCCAACGCTTCATGTTGTTCATGCCGGTTCCTCCAACTTCAACTTCAAGTCAAATGTCCTGAACTTCGCTCCCAGTCGGGTGCAGGCGTGGATGTACCCCATGGTCAGATGGTCGCCACTGAATTCGTGGGCGCACTCATGAATAAGGAGATCATCCAACTGTAGGTTTAACCATTCGGTGGTGCTTCTTTGCATGTGGGCGAGGTTGATCAAAATGCGAGATGGGTTGTGCAGACCGGCGACGAGTCGTCCGTCGTCATAGACCTCAATCTTCATGTCTTTATCAAGGAGATGTCGAACAGCCTTCTTGCAATACTCTTGGATCTGTTCGGCTTTCCACCCCGTAGCCAATTTCGGATCGGAGATGTTGCCCTTGGGCTTCAACGAGAAATCAGTAGCCGACGATACGGCTGCTTCGGTTTCTCTAACCGCAGTCCAAACATCTCTGGTGTAGGAACCACCATTGACAACCTGATATCCGTGGGCGATGGCGTTCTTGTCGGCTTCCCGATCTGATGGGGTACCGATAACCCAACCCTCCCCGTGACGGGTATCCATGACACTCTTAACTGTGTCCTCGTTCGCACCCGGAATCGCGTCGGTCACCCACACCGCTGATGTCTCTTCCTCATCCAGCAGGCCGTGTGTCTCTTCCAATACCGCACCAAGCAACGTCCGCCTATAGGCGGGTGTCACGTTGTCACGGTCACGGTTCAATGGAACCTTCTGATCCACGTTGATATGCCACGGCGTGTCGATCTCCACAACAGGAATGCCCATCTCATAGATGTGTGGCTTCTCCCCATTCGTGGGGTCCACCCGGACAACGTCCACGCAGGTGCTGCGACTGGTGGGCCTAAACACTCCGCTTTCTGATACACGGATCGTGGGCAAGGAGATGCCCATGATTCGTTTGATCGGCTCACGACCAACCATGACAGAACCATTGATGGTGACGGTCACCCCTTCGGGTACCAACAAATGTTGGACCGCTTTGAGAACTTCCTCCACATCATCTTGTGTCCACCGAACAATCCCGTCGAAGACGGAACCGCACGGACGCGTTGCCCTTGAGGTTGTACGCCCGTCGTCATCGAACATGACGGTGCCAGTTGTGGTGGTGATCGTCGCTGAGTCGCACTGCGACAGCACGAACTTCTCACCCTCGTTGAACCGACCACGCTTGGTGGGGTCGCCCTTTTTCTTGGACGGCTTGTACATCGTGTACGCATCGGTTAGGTCTGCGAATCCTTCCGGGCTGTCGTCCTCTACTGTGAGGCGTGCCCGTCCCCGGCGTCCGGAGATGGATTCCAACTTGACATCAACAGTCTTGACATCTTCGTCAATGGCGTTCTGGATGAGGTCATACAGAACTGCGACCTTTGGGCGGGATGCCATCAACTGTCCGAAACCGTCCATGCTGACAACGACCCACTGGTCGCGTTTGGTGATCTTGTTCACTTTTGTCCTCTCTCAGAACAATAGGTTAATATGGATACTTGCTAGATAGAACTATCTTATCACATCTCCTGTGAGGACGCAAACGAGATTTCACCGTCGTAGTCCATCGCGTCAGTATTGGGGATGTATATTTCCGCCGATGAAAGCCGGGAAGGCTCAAGTAGCCGTTCCCCGGCCAACACCGTGTTGTAATGCGTATGTGCAACTGTTTCCAAATCGCCATATGACCATGTGTATCCTCCTGCGAGGACATACACACAAGGTATGTTTTCGCCGGAAACACGATTGAAAACAAGGCGATCCCGTATGGCCAATCCATTGATCGAAATCTGTGGATGCGGGTCGATCCCGGCGTTGTACAACACAAGGTCGTAATCGTCCCATGTGACATCGTTCAGGATGTCTCGCACCTTGTCCAAGTACGCATCCTCTTTGTTTTCGACATACAGTTGACGCCTGTCGTTTGACTCGTAGGCATCGAACAGATTTGTGCTTAGGTCTATCTGGTCAACCCAGTCCATCTGGTTTGCTTCGACAAATGTCGCCGTGCCCCCGCCGCAATGCGCGTCGAAGTCAAGGATCAGCACTCGTCGGCATCCCCATGTTTCATTGGCGTACCAAGCAGCAACACCGAGACCATTTACGGTACAAAAACCCAAACCGTTTCGGTGGTCTGCGTGGTGCAATCCGGAAGATAGGCTGCCGTGGCAGGTTCCGATTTGTTGCCGATTGAAAGAACCGTATGTTGCATCGTGGACGGCGTTCAAGATCCCGGCGGTACTGTGTACGGCCATTGTCCAAATACCCGGATCCCATTCAAAGCCGTTGGACGAAGCCAACGAAACAGGTTCACCGGTTTGCAAAGCATGAACATAAGATTCCTCATGCAGCAACGTGATGAGTTTTTCTGCTTCTTCTATGAACTCGTCACGGGGCGCGTTGAGAACGATCCCATTGTTTAGTCCATCGAATTTGTTCTTCTTGATGAGGTTGGCAACCAACTCGCTCTTGCGAGTTGTATCGAACGCATGTTCGGCTGCGACGTAACCTCTGTCCCAAAAAACAGTCATATAAGTTAGTATTCCTCTCTCTAAGTGACCAAGGCGTGCGAACACACTTTTTTTATCACTTTTCGTACTTTTCTTCACACACAGTATAGCAGGTTTTGTGATAATATGCAAATGGCATACAAGTCCTATCGCTTTTCAGACCATGTTAAAAGCATGTATGAAAGTGGTGTGACAATCAAAGCAATAATGTTTAGACTTAATTTGAAAGAAGAGACGGTTAAAAAGTGGTGTGGAGTATCGTCAAATGGGTTGGATTAGGCGCGATGCTCCTTCTCGCCATAATCATATTCGTTACTTGGCACGACTTAGAGAAGGGACGCCACTAGGGAACTTCCCTCTCTTATAGTTGTGTCTTTTTATTAAGTGGTACCGGCCTGCTGCGGTCTCTGCTAGTTCCTCAATAACGAGGTCATAGGTTCCCGCATTGATGAAATGGATCAACGTGGCAATCGACGGCATTTTGCGCTTGATCGGCTCTGGTGGAGGATTCAGTTCTTCCCACTTGTCTAAAGCAGCATGGGCAGCATCCTGCGCTGCCATAGCCTGAGCCTTGGAGGCGTAATATCCCAAATGGATATCTCTGTTCTTGTGGCGGATCTTCGCCCGCACAGAATGTCTGCTCATGATCTTATTTTATCGGGTTAACGACTGTTTAGGAAACGAAAGGTTCTGGCTTTTCAAAAATCAACAAGGATTCGTGGGGAATCCGCTGATTGAAGTTCTCCCCGTGGGTCAATCCGACCGTTGGAATGATCACCGTATTGATTTGTTTTAGCCCAATCCCGCTACAAGCGTCCGCGTGCCATTTGGTGACGAACTGAATCTTTCCATCACGGATATGGTCTTTGATATTGATGATCAGTATCCCACCGGGCTTAAGAACCCTCTTGGTCTCTAACCATGCTTCTGTGTGGAAATGTTGATAATCCTCTCCCCACTGCATTACCGCAGCGCTCCCCTCCGATGGGGATCTACCTAGATATTGGCGGTAGGTGTGGCGCTTACTGTCGTCCTTTGCTTCGTAGTTGTCTGCCATGCGATTACCGAAACAGGGGGATGTAACCACAGCATCAAAAGTTTCGTTACCGAAACCAGTTCTGAGGGCACTCCCCACAGCGGTTAATGGATGTTGCTCTGCCCATTCCGGTTCTAACTCAACGCCACGGGTGAAATACGGCAACTCATGAATTGTACCTACCCCGGCGAATGGGTCTAAAACAGTAAGTTCAGGATCGCCCCCAAGGATGGAGATGATCTCATCCAAATGCTTGCGTCCGAACTTTGCTGGATGGGGAACAATCACGACTGTTGCCGATACTTCTTTTTTAGTTTTATCCGACGGGGGACTGGCTCACCCTCGTGAGGGACGGTGTTGCTTGTCCCGGCCTTATGCCCCTTCGGACCCGGTTCGTCCTTCTTATAGAAGGTGATGATTCCAAAAGGAGTGTTGTAGACATCCTTGATCTCATCGGATTCGATTAGTTCTTTGTTCTCAGCCATGTGCTGTTCCTTTCCAGCAACTCTTTGATTCGTTCCAATGCGAATCGCCATTTTCATAGAAAAGCCAAGCAGCAACGGCTACGTTGGGTTCAGTATCGAAGATGTCATAACCGTACCATCCGCTTCGCTGGCTTCTTTCTAACCAGAATCTGCTTAGGTGTTGAAACCATCCAACAGCCAATGCAGAACTCACAGCATTGGAATAGGTATCGTTGGGTCGTGCGCTACTTTCGCATTGGGCCACCTTCAAGGCCCACTCGCGATCTTCCGGCAAGAAGTACAAGTTGACCAACTCTAGCAATGTTGGTGGCTCTTCCCAATTCGCCCAATTGTGTCGCCAGTCTTCTTCTGGGTCGATGGTTTCGGAATACCAAGTTTCCCGATTGTAAAAGTACCGATGTGCTGCTTCAAAAGATCCGAACCATTCCATATGGAGGCGTCGGGTAGCAGGGCCGTAGATGCCATCCACAAATCGCATACCTAAAAGTCGCTGCAATTCCACGATGTGCGACCCTCGTTCATAGAACCCGTACATCTGATCAATCAGGAATGGGACATCAGTGAAATGATCGGGGTTGACGACTACCGGGTCGTAGTTGTACGCCCAAACGTCGTCCGGCAAGCCCCATTCATTTTCTTCTGCCGATATTAGATATCGTTCCAACTCTGACATTTCATATGTGATGTTGATTACACCACTTCGGACAACTGAAATCCCAATTCTTTCGTAGGAGATCGACTCGCCTACATGAAGGACAAGGTCCGTTAGATAGGTGGCGAACCGATCTAAGGCAACCCCCTCGCTTTCGGCACTTCGGTCGTAATCCAAAGTCGTATCAACCAAATACACCACGATCCCGTAGTCGCGAGATTCGACAACGAGTATTGATGTTTCATTAACGGGGATCATCGCCGTTCGATAACCCTCTTCATCTAAACGGTCCAATGTGACCAGTTCTACGTCTGTGCTTTCAATCTGGTATGCGGGTAGGCAATAAACCTCTTTTTCTGGAAGCCAGCCGAGAAGCCATTGATCCCAAATTGAAAACACTTGATGAACCGCATCTTGGTTTCCCATTAGATGAAGGTCTGATTCAGTTGAACCCACTTCCAGTTCTCTGCCAAGTGTCGCCACAGGAGCGTGACCGGCAAGACCCCATGTGTGCCCAATTTCATGGACCCACGCTGTCCACAGTTCCTTGGGACGCCCGTCATAGTTCCGCTTGTAGAAAAACGCCCCTCCACCCCACAGTTTTTCAATAGTGCCTTCATCGGATGGGATATTGAGATGGAAAGCACCAACATGGGGGTCGATATGCACGATGGTTTCAGGTAAAAGTACGAAGACGAATTCAACATCCGTGAAGTCAATAAATGGATCAGCAAGAGCAACTGCCTCTGTGCCAAAGGTTTCAACTGTTGTGAAGTAGGAACGGGCATCGCCAGTCATCGCTGTGTGAATGGTTTCCGGGCTGAGGCCATATTCCGAAGATTCCTTTGAGGCGCGCCACCATCCCTCAGGAAATACCCAATCAACGGTCAGCGCCGATCGGGATTGAGAATCTACCCATTCATTGAATTTGCCTATTTGATTCTGTGCGTTGAAGATTTCCTGTTCGGTCCCGATTGCGTCGGAAAAGTCGATAGGAAGAAGAACTACTTTTATCGTCCCTGTCGCTGGTGTATTCCCATCTAGTGGGAATCCGACAGAGAATGGCACGCGTTCTATAAAGTCACGGGCATCGGCGGTACGACACTGGGAAGGATCCACTCCCGGCATTGTTTGAATCGGGATTATCGTTGTTGTCGTTGTTGTCGTTGTTGTCGTTGTTGTAGAACTAGTAGTAGTAGTGCTAACGATTGGATCCTGTTGGGTCGTAGCCCTTTGATGTGATTTGGAGGCTTCGATTTGAATCGGTTTCTCCGCTACGAGGACAACCTGTTCAACTTCGATCGGCGGGGGAGGGTCGTTGTGGGCTAACACCACGATAAAGGCGCATGAAAGTACAACAAGCCCTTTGACTAGTATGGACATCTCCTCTTTCCTTTCTCGAAAGTAGGCTATCGGTGTGGCAGAAAGTTGACCTCTGCCATCTCGTCACCTAGAGTTTAGTGGATGGAGGGCAGAACGCAAAACGAAACGCACAAAATACGCTTTCACATGGTACGACATCTAGATTCTTTAACAAGAGACCTATGCAAGTATTGTTTGTGTTATTGCTACGAGGCTGATCATAAATATCTTTGTTCAGATTGCTATAAGGAAATGGGTTCGGGTGGCTGAAATAACATTTGAGATTCCGGAAGATTTGGTAAACGCTATCGAAATGGCGTCCTTTGAACGCCAGTTGCCCAAACAGGGTAGTAGAGATGTGATGCGCTATCTCATGGATCCGACGGATGAGGCCGCTGCGGAAAAAGCCAAAAAGTGGATCGAAAGTCAAAAGACCATTTGGCAGGAAGTTGACCATGTTGTTCGTCGGCTTCATGAAGTTTCTCCACTGAATGGCCTTACTCCCGAATGGTCCCATCATGAATGGTGGTTGATTTTATGTATGCCGTGGTCTGAGCATTTGACGCAAGCAGTCCGAGACGCAAATGCGTGGTGCGACAAGCAGGCGTTTGAAGAAAAGATCAAGGATGCCCAGTCCTCGTAATGCCCCTCGTCGTGAGGCGGTCAAGGTTGTCAAGATGGGTGGCTACGGGCATGTCACTTGGATGCACGAACTCAGTTGCGGTCACACCATCACAAGGAAGCGAAAATCCCCATCCGGCGTGTTGGGATGTACCAAGTGCTTGGACGCTTCCGGTTTTGAAGAACTCTCTCAGACACTTGTAGTTCCAGAGGAAACTCCTTTTGATGACGGTCTTCCGGATGCTGAGGCGGAAGGCATGAAATACAAAGCGCTACTGGCCGGTCGATTCAAAGTGCCGATAGAGCAGATAGACGTTGTGATTCGGGCTGCTCCCAATGGAATGATGCGAGTTGATTCAGCAACTGTCTTTATGACAGGGAGACAACTTCGGGCCTTGGGCTAACCCCATTTGCCTTCCGTCGGGGAGTCCCCTACTATTGGGGTCATGCCGTCGTCAGATCCCCAGCAACAATGGTGCGACGACCTCATCGCTCGCTTTAGTGAGCGCGCCGAAGCAGTGAAGAGCCGCCCCATGCCTCCGTTGGAGGGCACCTCTAGGCAGGCTTGGATCAAAAATGTCCAACAGTCATATACGGACTATGCGATCATAGCGGATGCTGCTGCTAGTTTGGAAGATGGGATATTAACGATAACGGTGGACTTGCGTTCACAAGGAGAAAGGGAAACAAGTGGCAGCGTCAAAAGTAACAGCAGAGGAAATATTTGAAGTCTTTCAACATTGGGTGTCTCTTTGTAGAACAAGTGCAAAAGGACGACGACCAGTATTAGGCGACAAGCGCCGTAGCAAGATTGAAAAATCAATCCGGATGTATGGTATCGAACCATGCAAGGACGCTATATCCGGAGCGACGCATTCTCCGTGGCACATGGGCCACAACCCGCAGGGAAAGAAGTATGATGATATAGAGTTGATCCTGCGTGATGAAAAGCACATTGAGATGTTTTTAGATATTTACGACCGTGTTGAAGAAGGCTTTAAAGTTATTGAAGATTACGCCAACACTGATGACCTTCTTTAATACATCATGGAGAAAGAGGAACTTGCCAAAGTAGTAAAGAAGGTAAGCATCAACTGGAATGCTGCCACGGGAGGGCCACCCTTTCAAGAGCGATTTGCTCTTTGGTGGAAGTTTCTTTCTGATCTTTCCAAGGCGGATGTGGATGCTGCTGTGGATCAGATAATCATTTTAGATCAGGACCGGATGCCTCGCGTGGGGCAAGTGCGTCGTTTAGCGATTGATCTTGTTTTAGCCGATCCGATCCCTGCCCGTCCGCAGGCATGGGCACAGTTTCGCGCAGCGATCGCCGGATCGGAGGCGGGTACCCAGTTTACGAAACCCCACGACTTGGTGGGCAAGACGATGCGATCATTCCCCAATAATGGTGCTGCTCTTAGAACCAATTCCGATAGGGAACTGTTTCTACAGGCGTATGATCAAATAGTGAGTAAAGCAGAACGGGAAAGGTATCTAGGTGCAACAGAGAACACCTGAGATAGACCTAGTTCTTTCTCGTTTAAACAAAGTAACTAGTTCTGGAACTGGCTGGAATGCTGCCTGCCCCTGTCGGGAAGATGACCAAAACCCCTCTTTGACAATAGGGATTGGCCGTGAAGGTCAGGTTCTTATGAACTGCCACCGTGGTGGTGGATGCGACTTCAACCAAATCTGCGAGTCGATGGGTCTCAAGCCCAACGAGTTATTTCCAGATTCGGGAGATAAACAGCCAAAAGGCAAAATGAAACTAGAAGACACATACGTCTATAAGAACATCGCCGGAGAGCCTGTGATGCAGGTGCTTCGGTTTCGTGAAGAAGACGGCGGTAAGACCTTTCGTCAGCAACGGTACGAAAATGGTGAATGGATTTGGGGCACACAAGGAATAGAAAAACCCTTGTACCGATTACCAGAAATCGTTGAACAAATCGGAAACAACGGAATCGTTTACGTTGTGGAGGGTGAGAAGGATGTTGCCACTCTGGAACGGTTGGGGAAGGTCGCTACCTGTAATCCCGGTGGCGCTGGCGACGAAGGTCAGAATAAATGGCTTCCTAACCATACGAAGGCGCTAACGGGGGCAAAAGTTGTAATCATCCAAGACAATGACGCAGCCGGTGAGATCCATGCCAGCAGCGTCGCTGCGGAACTTCGTGGAGTTGGGGCAAAGGTCAAGGTTTTTAAGCCCGCCAAGGGTAAAGATATTTCCGATCATATCGGCATGGGATTGACGCTTTCTGATCTTGAGATTGTTGCTAGTGAAATTCGTGACGAATTCACTGACTTTGTTGAAACTCTCATGGATCTTGATCACAGTGTTCCCTTGAGCCAGCGAGTAAATAAAGCGAAAAGGCTGCTGGATGGTTTTGACGGGGAAGAACCCTCGCTGGAAGAAAAAGGAAGGTTGGTCGATTGGGCGACCCTGCTGAACGAAGAATCGGAAGATGCATATGACTGGCTTATTCCTAATCTTTTAGAAAGACAAGAGCGTGTCATTATCGTTGCGGCTGAAGGTGTGGGTAAAACTTTTTTGGCTAGACAGGTTGCGCTCATGTCTTCTGCCGGAATCCATCCTTTCCGGCGAGACAAGATGCCGCCGATACGGACATTGTTCATAGATTTAGAAAACCCGGAACGGATTATCCGTCGAACAGCACGACGAATCTATAACCGGATTGAGGTTGTCGGTAAAGCAAAAGAGATGCAAGCAAATCTTGTAGTGAAACCAGATGGGCTGGACCTCTTAAAAGTGAACGATCGAAACAAGTTGATCGAATGGATAGATGCCACTAAGCCAGAACTATTAGTTCTTGGTCCTTTGTACAAGGCTTTTCTTGATCCCGGTGGTAGAACATCTGAATCGGTGACTACAGAAATAGCCAAGTTTCTTGACTATATTCGCTCTGAATATGGGTGTGCCCTTTGGTTGGAGCATCACGCTCCGCTTGGGTCTGGCAACAGTAGGGACATGCGTCCGTTCGGGTCCGCCGTGTGGAGCCGCTGGTCAGAATTTGGGATTGCCATCACACCGGATCCCACAGACCCTAATATGATGGAAGTGAAACATTACCGGGGAATGAGAGATCAACGGGAATGGCCCACGCTTATGCGCCGTGGAAACGATGACGAGTGGCCATTCATTGTTCTTGAGTTCTCTTCGATGTAGGGAGGGTGTCGTTGGAAGAGGAAGAGTGGTTGGAATACGCCAACTGCAAAAACACCGACACCCGTGTATTTTTTATATTAAGAGAGGACAAGGACCAGCGTCAACGACGAACAGCGGCTTACGCTATTTGCAGGGCTTGTCCTGTCCAACGTCAATGCCTTGAATATGCCATTGTCAACAATGAGGTTGGCATATGGGGCGGCACATCAGAAAGAGACCGACGATTCATGCGTCGGCATTGGAACTCTTCAATTACCCCGAGACGAAGGCTCGCCCCGTACTAACTGGGCGCAGGCAGTTTTGTCGCCATAGGTAGGAACGTCCGCAGTCACAAGTAACGGTGAATTCCCACATGCCGGTTTCCGCGGCGTGGTGAACCTTCTCACTGAGGTCTTTTCGGCAGGTACGACATCTCATGGGCTTACCTCCCACGAATATGGTAACACTACTAACAGTAGTAGATGGGCAAGTCTCAAAAAGGCTCGTTCTCATCTTCTGTCGGCGCTGGCCATTCGGTTTCGGCTGTTTTTTCACAACCGCAGTTGAGCGAACCATGTTGGGGGCAGATGTCTTCAAAACCGTGCCACACGATGTCGCCTATGAACCAGTGCATTGCTCCTGCACACATTGAACCCAGACTCTTTTTCATGTCGTTTTATCCGTTTGCCACACCCATTCATCCCAATGGGAAACACATTTGACGCAACGACATTCTCCAATGGCGTAAGTGGCTAAATAGCCATGTGTGGTGAAGTCCTCCTTCGCCCACTTTGGAAACCCTCTGTAGGAGCCTTTCTCCGGCATGGCATCAACAGTCGTGTAAGGATCGAATGACAATTGGTGTTCCTTCCCCCATCCAAGCACCGAAGGTGTTGAAGCACAAATATTCGTATGCTTCATCCACTTCCCAGCCCTCCGTATCACAGAGATGGTTTAACATCAGAAACTCATCATAGACGAGAACAGGGTCTTTGGTAAATTGCTGTCCAACTCCGACGATGCAATTGTCAAAGCCATCGAATGACAGGGCTTCCGGATTCAGTTCCCCAACTTGTTCAAGAAACTGATTTAAACGTTCATCAGTTGGAGAGGGCATCTAGGACCGTCTTCCAGCCTTTGTCTTTACCGGAGTCGCGGTAAAACTCTGTAAATCCACAGTTCATACATGCGGTGTAGCCGAACTTCTGGTTCTGGACGTTCATGTACCGGGAGGCACCATCACCTGTGGTGCGTATCTTTCCGGTATCCGCCTCTAGGTGATTGCACTTTGGGCACTTGTAGTTTGTCATGACGGCCCCATCAGACCAGATTAAGAATCAGATCTGATGCCCTTACCTTCATGAGATGGGATTTGTTCCCAATCGTCATGGACGCTGCTGCGTTACGGTCAGCATCTTCAAACCAATGGTGGTCGTAATACTCGCCTACGGCGTTGAACAGGCTCCACCCGTTGTAACCATAGCCAGCCGCATTTTTGCGATTAGCAAACAGGCTGCGGACGTTGGTCAAAATCTCTTCGCGGTTTTCCTTCTTGCGGTCAGTATCCGCATCCTTCTCAGGCCACAAGCCGTTAAGAACCCGGTCAATCTTGTGGCTACCGGCTGGAACCGGAATGGCCAGCATCTTCTCAGCAGTCGTCTTGAAAGACCTCGCCCATTCCGTTGAGATGTTAAGAACCTCATTGGCCTCGTCCAACGCACGCTCGTAATTGACCGTGTGTCGGGCAGTCAATGTTGATTTGGCAATAGCCTGCCCCATGCGAACGGTGTTCTTGCATACCGCACGAATGTCCGTGCAGGCATAGGTAATCGGGGTGGTTCCATCGTGGCTCGTGTGAACCACAAGGTAACGACCGATCTGATCGGCTACACCATGGGGATCAAGAATCAACGTCCCAAGATCAATGGTGGCGAAAAACTCACGACCGTCTTTGAGGACACCGCAGGTATCCATAACGGCGTCACCCTTCGATGCTCCACAGACATTCAATGCCTTGTCCAGCACCGTGGCGTTCTGTACAACCCGGTAACGGTTTTTTACCGTCTCAAACGGAACAACCGAACCGTCCTCGTTGACTCGCGCTGTGATGAATCGGTCCTCCATCTCCAACAGGACACCACCGGGGGTGATGTACCGCACTGGCAACAACGTGACTTCGTAGTCGGCCTTTGCCAGTTGGAGCATTTCAGCCCCAGACTTGTGACCGTCCACGGCGACACCGAGTCGGTGCCATGGCGCTCCGCCTTGCTTGCGGTAGGCGAAACTTGCTTCGCCTTCGATCATCTCTAGTTCGTGTGACATTCTTTCCAAACCTCTCTCTTTTTGTGGCCCCCGAAGGGATTGAGATAATACTATCTTGCCTTGGATGTCTACGCAAGGGGTTTGCGGAAAAAACTTTCCGAAGTTATTATGGAGCCTATGGAGGAAGAAAAGCGAATCATCTTGAACGATGACGAGATCGTGCTTTATAGCCCGTACAACTCCACTGAGGTCACGGCTGTCAAGCAGATTGCCGGTGCCAAGTGGGACAGGCTGAACAAAACTTGGCGCGCCCCTGTGTCCAGTTTGAAACAGATCAAGGCGTATGCCGTTCAGTTCGACTATTGGTTGGACCCGGACCTTCGCGTGCTAGATCTACCCGACCACCCCTATGAAAAACAGAGTATTGAACTAAGTGATGAAAATCTGATTATCAGATTCGCCTACGATTCCGTAAAGGTCGCTGCGGTCAGGCTGATTCCCGGTACCCATTGGGATACCAAAAAGAAGGTGTGGATCGCCCCCATATCGGCTGTATCTGAAACGATCGGGTTCGCTAGAAATTTCAAACTGCACGTTCCTCAGGAACTTGAAGATATGAAACTTAAGATTCTTGAGTCCCAATCTGAGAGAATTTCTGCTTCACGGGCTGTCGATGCAGACATGGAGATTCCAGATTTGGTTGGTGAACTCCTGCCCTATCAGGCCGCTGGGGTTGCCTACATGGTCAAGCACAAAAGGGTGTTCTGCGCGGACGAAATGGGCTTAGGAAAAACGCTAGAGGCGTTGGCCTCTGTCCAATACGAAAACGCCTACCCCTGCCTAATCGTCTGTCCTCCCAACTTGGCATTGAATTGGGCCACAGAGATCGACAAGTTCTTTCCTACAAGAACATGGAAGCGGGTAGTGAACCGTTCCGACTTTCCAGAGGAGTATGCGGACTTCACCATTGTCGGTTATTCCAATATCGACTTCCATCCAGAAGACCTGAAGGATTTCACCTCTTACATATTCGATGAAAGTCACTACCTCAAAAACCCCAAAGCGAAAAGAACAAAGCGCGCCCAAAAACTTGCGAAGACCGCCCCCAAGAATGGCTTTGTGCTTTGTCTCACTGGAACACCGATCACCAATAGGCCCGCCGAATACGGCCCCCAGTTGGAAATCGTCGGAAGACTCAAGGAGTTTGGTGGACTTTGGGCGTTCTATAAGCGATATTGCGGAGCGTTCCGAGACAGATTCAACCAATGGCACATTGATGGGGCAAGCAACCTTGACGAACTCAACGACCGTTTAAGGGGATCTTGTTATATCAGAAGGACAAAGGATCAAGTTCTTCAAGACCTACCTCCCATCCGACATTCCGAATGGATGATCGACCCCGACCCGAAGTATCTCAAGGAATATCAAAAGGCCGAAGAAGACATTGTCAGGTTTGTAGCAGAACGGGCTGCTGAACTCGCAAAGGAATTAGGACAAGATCCTAAAAGCGCAGCGGTAAGAGCGAAGTTCAAGGCGGAAGCCCACGAACATTTGATCAGACTGTCCGTTTTAAAACGAATAGCGGCTAAAACAAAGTTGAAAGCCGTAGACGAGTGGGTTGAAAGCCGGATCAATGAAGGCCGTAAGGTTGTGCTTGCTGCACACCATCGGGAAATAGTTGACATTCTGGCTGATCAATACGGTGGTCTAAAGATCCAAGGCGGAATGACTTCTGATGACGTAGAAGCCACTAAGAAGAAGTTCATGGAACAGAGTGCAGAAGATGCCCCCGTGATCGTTCTGTCTATCCAAGCCGCTAAGACCGGCCACACCTTGACAGCAGCACAGGACATGCTGTTTGTGGAGCATCCGTGGACACCCGCAGATGTTGACCAAGTCTCTGCGCGATTGCATCGCATAGGAACTCGTGGTTCGGTACAGATCACCCACGCCTTGGCAGCGGGAACCATTGACGAACAGATTTATGAACTCATCAATTACAAGCGTGTAATAGTAAATGCTGCTACGGAAGGCACTATTGAGGACTTAGCAGAGATAAATGCTGGAACTCTTATGGAAGACTTTCTGCCTTCTTAAAGCAAGAATAGTAGGATTTGCCTGTACCCATAGGCTGTTCCTCACGGAACCTTGGCAGGCAGGAGGTGACCCGCACACACAGTAGAACTGGCGGGTTGGAACCCCATTCCTACCCGCTGGTTCCTGTGTGTTGGGCCAATACCGAGCAGGAATATTTGTGCCAACTGACAGTGGGCCACACATTTCCGCTTCTATCTGTCCAGATGTATTCCTCTTCGGGGGTATTTGCCCCCACGCAAGTTCCTGTTGTTTCAGGAATTTGGATAACGCCCTTGTAATCGACAGGGCCGCTGGTTCCTAGCAGTTCAGAATCAGGAAAAGTTCTTCGTACTTTTTCAAGTAGCCGACTTCCGTATG